GTAGTTTGCATGGTGACTTTTTCTAGAGTACGCTCGTTAACTGCACCAGCGCCTTCTACTAGTGAAGCACTTGCCAAAGCAGCACTTACGTCATCAATACTACGCAAAGACAAAAAGCCTTTAGCACCAAACTCATTATCGTTTACTGAACGATCATACATATGTAAAAACTTAGAAATTTTAAACGTCTTACCCATTTTGTTAGGCATAGACTTACGATCCATAAATTGACCGTAAACGTTTACTCTGTTTGCTGCTTTAATACCTGCACGATCATAATAATGCGTAATCGTGTTAGCACCTGCTGAACTGTTAGTGCCGTTACCGTAAACTTGTGTAGTCATGATAGACTTCCTCTAAATATATTGTAGGGAATTATTTCCCAAAAAGATGTTTTAAATGTTATCTTGCAAATTTTTATACCACTCATCAAAGTCTTCATCAGAACTTTCTAGATAATCTACTACGCCACGACTTGTTGCGGCAGCTTTACTAGGAGCAGCAGCTTTACGTTTTACAGAAGCTTTTTCAATATTAGTACGCTTTTGAGAAGCGGCTTTAACTTCAGTTAACTTTTCTAAGTCAGCTTTGTTTTTGCTTTCTCTGTCGTACTTTAATTTAGCAAAACTTTCTGTTCTAGCCTCTTTGTTAAAATACTCTTTAGCAGCTTCTTTGTAATACTCAATGTCAGTCTTTTTGCCACCGTCAAAAACTTTTAACTTTTCCAATGTTGGTTGAAGTGTTTTGTAAACACCGCTTTTAACATCTTCGTGTAAAAGCCTAATCATATCAGGGCTTTCAGTCATAACATTCCAAGAAGCTTCATCCCATTCTTTGGCAAGAATGTTTTGAGTAGTTGCATATTCTGCATCTTTACTAATTGTTTCAACAATGTCTTTAATGGCTAAAGATTTTTCGTCCCTGCCATAATTTTTAGCTACGTAATTGCTATCTTCATCTGTATCTATATCGAGGGTGTTTACACCTGTTCGTTTTAACACTTCTGTAATTGCAGTTTTGTCGCCCTTCAACACATCAATCATTAAACTTACGTCATCATGATTTAGTTTAGCGCCTTCGATGGCATCAATAGTTTTACGCCAAGGTTTGATGGCTTGCATCTTCTTAGTGTAGTCCATTGCTTGTCCAAAGATTTTAGGGAATTGATCTACTATTTCGTCAGTAGAAAAATCGTAATCTTTGCCGTTAGCTTTAAACTTGTATGATTGTGCTGGCTGCTCTTCATCTTTTTCTTTGTCAGTTTTTTCAGAACCGTCTTCTTTATTGTCTGAAGTTTTTTCAGACTCGTCAGAAGGTTTGTCTTCTTCTTTAACTTCCTCAGTACTTTCTTCGGAGCTATCATCAGATTCAGTTTCTTCTTCAAGATTATCTTCATCTGTATCTTCATCTACATCTGATTCGGAGGTAACTAAGTTTCCTTCATCATCATACGTTTCTTCAAATTCTTCTTCTTCTTCTGCTGAATCGTTATCTTCTTCAACAGTTTCAATATTTGTTTCTGGAGAATTTTCTTCTGCTTGAGCCGCTTTAAACGCAGTTTCTAATTCTTCGTCTGATAAGTTCCACAATTCTTCTTCTTTCATAGCATTCTTCCTTATTCTTCTTCTTGTTCTTCGGGAATGTTACCTAAGTTTTCAATCATAATAAAATGATCTTGAAGCCTAGATACCGCTATCAACGATTCCATTATTTCGGAACGTTTTCCTTCTTGCAAAGTGAGCCTATTTGCTAACATACTTACACCGTCAACAGCTCGATCTTTAAAATAACCTTCAAGTATTACTCTTTTAAAATCTGGGTTCTTATGCAAACGTTCTAAAGAGTTCCACATATCTACCCAATACTGATTTTCTACTTCTATTAATTCTTCTTCAGTTTGTTGTGTATTAAGGTTGTTCATTTATGAATCCTTTGTTTTGTTTAAGTTAAGTAATGTTGATTTAAAACGAGTATATACTAAGTAATTGCTAAACTGCAAACTTTCTAACTAAATTTTAGTCAAATTGACTACCATTTTTCTGAATCACTCCAATATGCCGCAGACATTTTGCCTTTTGATATATTTTTAGCGTGTCTTGCTTTAAAAGATTTTCTTCTAGCTGTTTCAGACTTTGACTCTCCTTCTTTCTTAGGTGATCCGCTAACGCCTTGTTGTCCGAACCTGATAACTTTATAAGTATTACCTTCTTTAGCCATAACTACATGAGACTTTGTTTTATGGCTAGGTGTTTTTTTAGGCTTATTAACTCCTGAAAGACCTAGTTCTTTCATTTTATTTGTAACTCTTTCTGGAGTGCTGCTCATACATCTACCTCGGCATTGTCATGCTTTGTGCTAACCCTTCTGGCTCTTGTTGAGGACGAGCAGAAGCTTGCTGTTCTTGATCCATCATTTGCTGCTCTATAATTTCTATAGCTTGCATAATAAGTTCTGGCGGTACTCCTTGTTTAACTAACTCTTCAGGGTCTACTCCCTCCATAAGAAGTTCTACTATTTGTTGCAACATTTGCATTTCAGCATCTTGTTGAGGTGCTTGAGTTTGTTGAGCCATTTGAGGTTCTGTACTTTGTGTCATGCTACTTGCTAAACCTTCCATCATTTTCTTTCTCCACGTAATTTAGACTCTAGTAAAAATCTTTTGTTTTCATACTCATCAAGTTCTCTTTTTGCTTCAAGAGCCATTGCGTTGTTTCTAGCTTCTTTTTCTGTAATTTCTCCGCTACCGTTCATGACAGTATCGTACAAACTTCTTGTTTTGTCTTTTACAGAATCTGCCATGCCAAGCATTCTATTTTTTATAGTTTGCTCTAAACTTCTATTAATTCCTGCTCTATTTTCGTTTGCAATTTGACTGTTAGATATAGGAAGGTTATTAGACAAGGCTTGCTGGTCTGCTTCTCTTTGCGTAACCTGTCCTTCAGTTAAACTACTAGGTTGGCTAATTTCTTTTAACAGCTTGTCTACAGCAGAAAACGCCTCATTTCTTCCTTGCCCTAATCCTTGCCCTAATCCTTGTTCGTACCCTCTATTTCCCGCATTTTCAATATTATCTTTAATTGTTTTTATTTCTAGTGCTGCAACAATTTCTGCGTTTTTTTCGTTACGTCTTACATTACTTAGTGCGCTCATCGTAAAACTCCTATATTTTGATCACCCATAGCGCGTTGTGCAGCCATTTGTTCTAAGTTAGCTCTATGTTCAGCGTATTTTGCTTCCATTCTTTGAGCGTGTTTTAAATCTTCTAATTCTATTTTTTCTAAATGGCTAAGACTTTCATCTTCTTTTATGAATCTTAAATCATTCATGTCAGCTTCGCTAGTAAGTTTTCTAGCTTTTGCAGCTTCTACTTGAGCTTTACTCGTTTTAAGTTGAGCATCAATAGTGTTTTCACCAGCTCTTGCTAATTTATCCTGTATATCTGCTTTAAGCTTTTCGTTTTCTAATTTAAGTCTTTCAAACTCTAGCTGTTGTGCTTGTTCCTCTAAAGGATTAGGTTCAGGCTTGTACTCTCGTATATTTTTGGCTTGATTAGGCATTCTCATAAGCTCCATTATATTCGCCATTATTTCTCTACGAATAGCAGGATCTTCTGATGGACCTAAAGTTTGCAGCAAAAACGAAAGCTCTTGTGATTTAGCAGCATTATCTTCTGCGGTTGCTATAGTTATGTCTAAATCAATACGCCCTTCTAAATCATCTCTTCTTACAGGAACAAATTCATCGTTTGTAATTCTAACAACTTCCTCATCTTCAAGAAACTCAGAGTTGTACGACATCCACTTACGTATAAGGGGCTTAATAAGGTTTTCAGCAACGTTACGTACTATGTTCATGCGTCTGGTAGCAGTAGCGTCTAAAGCTCCTCTTGCACCTGTTGCGCTTCCACCTAAGCTACCTGCATTTATGCCGCCACTAAATGATTTAGTTCCTGTAATAGATTCTATTTCATTATTCATAAGGCCGATCATATCAAAAGCAGATCCGGGAATTTGGTTGTAGCTACCCTGCCAGAAATCTTGAGGACTTCCGTTAAACTCAAAGTTTTCACCAGCTAAAAATTTCTTTTTGTTAATTACGTCTAAAGAATTTTTTCTTAGGGCTACTTGTCCGTTATTAGATTGAGCCATGTTATCAATAACACCGCGAATAATAGCTGTTTTTACTTTTTGGTTATCACCAATTAGTTCTGCGTTTGCTTCTCCATTAAGCTGAAACGGAATACTGTTAAACGGTGCAATTACAAAAGGAGGCTTTTTATCAGGATACGGATTTTCTTGTAATCTTATAATGGTATCGCCAATCCAAGCACACACTATTGCTTCAGCTATACCATCTCCATTTACATCGTAATTTCCCCAATACTCATGAACTAAAAGCTTTTTTCTAGGTTCATCAGAAAATTCAAATTTTGTGTCATCAGGAGCACTATAGTCATAATCTCCAGTACTACCTTTAGCAGCAGATTCTAAATTTTTGTATCTGCCGTCTGTTCTAAGAGTAGATAAATCACTTTCGTACCTGTGTATAATAAATTGAGCGTTATCTAAATTGTCTTGGCAAGTTGGATCTGTATAAACATCTTCGTTCCTACACACTCTAGCAGTAGGTTGATTTTTTATAACTATAGTTTCTTCAACTTCTACTTCAACTATGCTTTCAAAGCCATTTTCGTCTAACTGTAC